AGCTCAGATCGCTGAAATATCGCTGCCCGCCGCTACCCGGACGTCGAGTGGGGTCGTAGGTCTGCGGGACTGCAGCACGGATGCCAGTCAATTCTGGGATTTTGCCTTGGTAGCCGACGGGCTGCTGGCTGCCGCCGCCAAGCCCCATGAAGTCACCGATCTTAGCACCTATCTCAGAATCCGATAACGCTTTTAGCCCCGCTACGGTAGCGCCCGTCGCCGCAGCAATTTTGGTCCAAGACCACGTACCATCTTTGTCTTTAAAAGCTGGAATAACGCTATCAGTAAACCAACCCATATCAGTCTCCCCGAAGCAGCCGCAGCGCTTCTTCCACAATATCGAATTCCGCTACTTTACCACCACTGGCGTAAGTGGAGTATAGCGATGGGTTGTCTTCCTCTGCCATTTGCGGAGCAAAAATACTTTCCCCGCCAATGTCATACAGGTACTTGATGAGTGCAAGGTCACCCGGTTCCGTCGTTACCGTCTGAAAGTCCAACCCGTAGAGCGGATCGACCGTTGCCTTTGGTTTAGGCGTAGGTGTAGGTGTAGGCGTTGGCGTAGGCGTTGGCGTAGGCGTTGGCGTGACGTTTATAACCGGTGGCTGTGTTTCTCTGTCTGACGTCGGAGTAGGCGTAGGCGTAGGTGTAGGTGTAGGTGTAGGTGTAGGTGTAGGTGTAGGTGTTGGCGTAGGTGTAGGTGTAGGTGTATTTAGCACCGGGGGTTTGGTCGTCGTATCCAATACATTCCCCCCGGCGTTGTCCCACCGCTCTTGCACGTCCTCTACTGAAGCGCCCGTGGCCTTGGCAATGTCCTCTGGCGTAACCTTCGCATTCTCGGCAACGGTCCGGATTTCTTCGTCAGTGGCGTCTTTGTTCTTGCCCAGCCAATCCAGAATTTTGTCGTACAGAGACGGCTCGTTGCTGACCCCAACCGAGGTACCCCCCGTTTGGTCGTTGGAGTCAGTGGTCCCCGCGGGCGCCGTAGACGTTGGCGTTTGGGGTGCTGACGTTGGGGGTAACGGGCCCATAACGGGGCCGGGAGAGGTCAAAACCCCATTGTCTTTCAGAATATCAATGGCTTCGTCTATGGGGACACCCAACACTTTTGCGGCAGTCTCTACGATCACGTCCGAGGTCGTGGTTTCTCCCCCGACCTTTTGGTCCAACACCCGCCGGATCGCAGCATCGACCGCCGGGATACCTGTGGTTACCCCAGTGTTAACCCCACCGTAGGTGCCTGTGTAAATAGCAGGGTCGCCCCCGGGGATACGCCCAACACCGCCACCAAAAATGACGTTGCCCGTTACTCCACCCGGTCCAAAAATCACTCCCTTGATGGTGTCATCGGCTTTAAGGATACCCGCTACTGTATCGGCTACATCTTTGCCGTAGTCAACGGGGTTGTACGCGGGGTTCAGGGAGTTAATGTAGTCTGTGGCGTCCTCAGTCCCCGGCAAGGTCTTGGTGTTCTTGTACCACTGCATATCGTTAGCAAGCGCTTCCGCAGCTAAGGAGCCCGCGGTTGTCGAGCTATCTGGTGACTCCTCCCATGGCGCCCCCATAGACGCAAAATACTCTGGGGATTGCTTAGTGATGTCGTACCCCTTCTCCGCCATATCCCCCAAGATAGCTTTGCGCTCTGCTTCCTCCCGCGCTAACTCAGCTTCCCGAGCTTCTCGTGCTCGCATCGGCGTGGACAGCACCGCAGCCACTAATGACGGGAAGAAAACAGAACCGGCCAACGACCCCAACCCACCAGTCGCAGCGGTGCCCAGCGCAGCATCCAGTCCAGTTCGCGCTGCTATGGGGCTAATTGGGCCTGCGCCCATACCAAAAGTACCACTGGGTTCTACCCATGTTTCAATACCCATGTCCCACCTATTGTGTCAAATCGTAGAAGGAAAGGGACCCTACACCTTCACCCTTGGTAGCGCCAGACACCGTGCGTACTGCAAGCGTGTAGATGTCACTCACGCCAGCCAACGAGGCCCCAAGCTGCAAGTCCCAGTTGAACCCAGTGGGCGCTGCGGTATTCACAGTGCCACCGCTGCCGGAGGAAGTCACGTAGTCAGTCTGCACGATGGTTCCCACGCTGGAGATGGCCGTAGCCGCCACGTCGTACTCGACGTTGGAGTCGGTAGGTACTGTAGCTGCCCACGTAGCCCCAGTAAGCGTAGGGTTTTTCAACAACGCCACCTCGTAGTTCTGGGAACCGAGGGGCAAGAACTGCGTGCGGTTAGGCAGCACCACCGCCCCCAAGGCGCTCGACGCGAGGCGGATCGACACGATGGGGTAAAAGGTTGCCGCAGTATCAATGTTGGTGAATGACGTGGTGCGGCGGGCGACATGGTCGATGGAAATCTGCTCAAAACCCCCTTCGGAGATCACCGACGAGCATATCTGTTTCATGGCCGACGCCCCGGTGGTGGTGCCGGTGTTTGTGATCTCGTACCGCACTGGCAGGATGGCTGTCTGCATGTACACCGCAGTCTGGGTGTTGTCATTGTGGAAGATGTGGCAGATCACAGGCCGACCGTCCACATAGAATCCACACCGCACGTCGCCGGTACCCAACCACTCAAAGTCTACCCAGAAAATCTGGTTCTTGGTTAAGTCCAGTATCCGTCCAGAGGGGCCGGTACCGTCCATCTTGTCCTCGTTCCAATCGGCCTGTGGTACCGTACGGATGTCACTTGGCGTACCCGGCGTAGGGAGGGAGTTCGACCGCAGCACGAAGGAAATCGTAGTGTCGGCTTGCTGCAGGAAAACGCCGTTAGCGGTGTTGAAGTACCCCACCCGCTGCCGTAGCCCAGTTTTAGCAGCGTTCATAACAAAAGTAGCTAACACCAACAGCCCTTTACCGGGCTGGTAGGGCATACACCGGTAAGACTGACGCACCACCTCAGACCCCGACGTTGTCGTCACATCCATACTCAGCGACGATTCATAGGGCAGGTAAGTAGTAGACCCCCCAGTGGCTGTGGACGTGCTGAACTGGTTATCCGCCGCGTACCGATTCTGGCTATCAAACAAGGTGTAAGGCTGGCTTACGCGCATACGCCCGAACGCATCGGCGGCGGTGCCTCCGGGATATACCCCAACGTCTTCTGTGCTACTCACAATGGACCTCAGTAACTTATCCAACTGGTTGAAGTAAAGACGCAGCACACTGCTGTACTGGTCGGTGAACCGTTTGTCGTACTCAAGTGGGGCTTGGGGGAGCGCAGGCGCTACGACAGACCTTAGTAGTTGGATTATCATCAACGCCTACCTACGGCCATCGGGCCTAATATCCAAGCGCGGAGCGCCTAGCTGCCACGCCACACCCAAATCGGTGGACTCCACCTTCATCGACAACTGCCTGCCCCGCACGCGGGTGTACACCTGCCCAGTGAATTCTTCAACTGGAATCACTGCAGAACGCACGATGGCCGCATCGGCCTCTCCACCAACCGACAGTGGGCTGTTGTACCCAGAGCCTGAGTTCTTCAGCGGCAACAAGGTCATTACCACTGAGGGCGACTCCCCAGTGGACCCGTTGAACGTAATGTCCGGCAACACGCGCCAGATGAAACTGAACTGATGCCCGTCATCGAGGTCAAACTGCGCAGAAGTGATATACGCATAAATTGGCTCTGTGGGGTAAGTTTCCGCGTCGTCGGTGCCATACTCATGGTTGACCAAGTTGTAGCTGTAGGTGGCAGCTAAGGGGTAGTCGCGCAAGCCGGAATCCAGCCACGCCGTACGCTCCATGGAGCCGTAATACCACACGTTTTCCACGTAATTAAACACTACATACCGGTCGATGGTGTCGGACTCCGCCGTGCAGTAGAACCACCACACTTCGTTGAACCCCTCGTTGGTCGAGGCAAACACCTGCTCGTACTGTTCGGTGTTGAAGTCATTGAATACAAACTTGCGCAGGTCGCATGGGAGCGGGGCTACCACACCGTTGTAGATGTAGAACTTGTCCCTGCCCATCCAGTACGCCACGCCACTGGCAAACGCAACGGCGTTGGGGCTTGCGATAGACAAGTTGTCCCCCAAGAGTTGTGAGGCCCAAACTTCGGGTGCTCCGAGGTACTGCATGGAGTACAGGCTGGAATCCGTCCACACCAGAATTTCTTGACGAGATTGTATGTAGGCGACAATTTCGGACCCATGGGATAGCCGCAGACTGCCCGCTTGGTTGGTAGCAGAAGGGGTCCACATCGAGGGATTTTCTTGGTCCGACCAGCGGATCAGCATCGGGTCAATGTCGGAACTCCCCAGTTCATTACACCCAAAAGCAAACAAAAACCGACTGGCGTCGGATACGAATATACCGTTGACAACCACCGGCACGTCAGAAGCGTCAATGAAGTCTTCCAACAAAACCCCTCGAACTTCAGTGCCTGTACTAGCGTACCAGTAG